GGGCACGAGACAGTAAATAGTGAATTTGTAATCGGAAACAAATAGTCTCGTTAGCGGTGACAGGGTGGTAGACCCGGCCGTATAAAAGTGCGTTTAATGCGACATGGCAAATGCCCAACCTGCGCAAGGAATCGTTGGTTTAGAAAATATCATCGCACAGTTACAACAGTTGACACAGGATCCGAACTTCGACCCACAACTAGCAGAGGATCTAATATTAGCGACACGACCGGTATTGGAAGCGCACCGATTGAGGCGAGAGAGAGTAGTGTTAGCACGTGATTTATTAATAGCACTACAAGATGGAGAAGACCCCGCTGGAGACGGGCTTGGGATTCCTCTCGTTGCGGACGCTTTGGAGAATGTACAAAGAGAGATTATTCGTGAAAGAGGCCACCCCGGTGTGCCCGGGGGTGGAATGCATAGAGACGCAGGTTTATTTGTGGGCGAAGGCAATGGCGCAAGAGAACGAGCGCCTAATGATGCAGCTGCAGAGCTTAGAGACCTTAGGGTCGTACGTGAACGAGATGAACACCGTCGTCAACTTGCAGAATTACCCGATAATGAAGAGATTTTCGGAGATGTATGGTGGATGTTCGGCGATGAAGAACCAGCAGCCGAGCCTCCTGCAGGTCGTGAAATCGCGGTTGGGCCTGACATCCCAGGCACAGCCGTGCCAGCAAAAGTTAGGGATAAGTATCGCTCGAACAAAACAGACATCAGAGATCCTTTACCGGAAGCCACAAGAGATCTCCCGGAATTTCGAGCAGACTTGGTTAGCGTGCAAGCAGGGACGGTACCATTATTTACGCACAGGGTTATCGATCACAGGCCTTTATGCGATCAGGATGTCTATGCGCATTTGCAAGCTGTTACTATGTTTATGCCGCGCACTCCTGGTCTTGCCGTATACATGCGTGAACGTGCTCTCCGATTTGTTGAAGGATATGATACAGGAAGACTATCCAGAATGGAAATTAATGAAATCATTGGAGCAGCTATCGCCAACGCCTATGTACCAAGCGTAGCGGAAATGCAATTGATCAGGACTGCCGAGTATATACCAACGCAATATCGGTTGGATAGGTTTAATGAGTTTTTCAGGACTGGGGACAGCAGCTCCAGCGCGGCTACTGGCCCCAAGAACTCACTAAACAAAGTGAATGTTGTGCGCAAGTGCCTCTCAAAACGTTGGATAGTAGGCATAGGATTATTAGCCATGGCAAGCCTGGTCATTTTGCGAAAACCGCAGTTACCGTTACATATCCCAACATTATCGCGTATCATGTAAATACTCATAGTAGTTGTTATTGTAATGAATTAGTTAGTATATATAATAGACATTTAGTTGATAGGAGTTATATTAAATATGATAAGTTAGCTATAAGTAAGGGCTTTGGGTTAGTTGATAAGTTTTATAGCAATGTTAAGGTACATAAACTTAGTTATAATGATATCATAGGGGAATATACTGGTAGTAAACGTAGGTTTTATAAGCAAGCATTATATAAGTTAATTAATGAGGGTTTTCAGCGTAAGTTTAGCTATGTGACTATGTTTATTAAACCTGATAGATATAAGGTGGAGGAATGCCTAAATAAAGCACCTAGGGCAATACAATTTAGAAGTAGAATGTTCAATTTAAAGATGGCTACTTATCTAAAGCCAGTTGAACAACATTTTTGTAAATATTTTAAACCATATGGTACAAGGGTTTGTGCTAAAGGATTGAATCTTCGTGAACGTGGCAGGCTAATAATGGAGAAGATTCGAAAGTTTCACAACCCTTGTTATATTAATATAGATCATTCTAAGTTTGATAGTACTGTAAATTTAGATCATCTTAAGAATTTACATAAGTTATATCGTAGGGTATGTGGGAAAACTATACAAAAATACTTAAAATATCAATATAAAAACCGGTGTTATAGTAAGAATGGGATTAAATATCAAACCGAGGCTACTCGGTGTAGTGGGGATTTTGATACTGGTTTGGGTAATACTATAATTAACGCAGCATGCTTAATGTATGTGTTTAGGAATATAAAGGTAGAGTTTATTTTAGATGGTGATGATGCAGTGGTGATTTTGGAGAAAGCAGATTTGAATAATGTTAAATTTGATGATTTTGAAAAGTTTGGATTCGAAACAACTATGGAAATTGTTTATGACAAATATAAGATAGAGTTTTGTCAGTCTAGGTTGGTTTATAACAGAGGGTGGATGTTGAGTAGGAATCCGTTTAGAGCCATATCGCATCAATCACACACTAGGAGCCGAATAGGGCCTAAGGGGTTAGTTAGATATTTAAGTGGTGTAGGCAAATGTGAACTAGCGTGTAGTGCAGGGATACCTCTATTAGATAAGTTTGCAAATATGTTAATGTTAAGTTCAGATCGTCCATTATTAGATGTAGAATCATTAGGGAAGATGTCCATCTTAGGATGGGCTGAAGAGAGTCTCGATGTTCGGTGGAATACCCGAATATCTTTCTGGAAAGCTTGGGGTGTTCCACCGGATGTACAGGAGTGGTTAGAGACGTTGTTACTTCCCCCATATGCGTACTCCGGCGTTACTGAGAGCAAGAAGGTGCAAGGCCTTCATCAAGTGATCAAAGCGAAGAACAGTTCGTTTCATTATGCAAGTGAATCGTTACTTGGGGCGTGGCAGAGGATGGCGGGACTGGGTTGTGCCGGGACTGCAGGTTGGTGGTTATCTGGCGAATAGTGCTATACGTAGTTACTTGGGTCGGCCACAAACTATTGTGTACCAACAGCCCGACCCGTTGGCATCGCAAATGGCCAACATGTCGATACAGCCAGCGCAACAGTCGCGGGCCCGAGGGGGGAGGCGACGTGGGCGAGGTGGGCGGGGTAGAGGTGGCAGGGGACGAGGAAGGGGCGCATTACCACTGATAGCGCCGCCTGGGTCAGGAGCGATAGTGGCAGAGGACACAGAAATAATAGTTGTCAAAACAGCTGACAAACCTGCCGTTGTCGCATTGGTTTTCAATCCGGCGGTTACTGAAACCCCGAGGTTGTTGAGATATGAGGAAATGTTTGAACGGTATCGTGTAGTTTATTTCCGGATAAACTACAAAGGTGCCTGTTCTGCCAATCAGCGGGGTAACATACAGTTTGCTATTACGCCAGAGGCGAAATCAGCTAATGTTACAGTTGACAAGATTGCACAGCTTAAGCCTTATAGATCTGTGGCATGTTGGCAGACAGGTAGTATTAAGGTTGACCAACGAGTGGGTGAAACGAGGTATTTGGAGTGTGGTGGTTCCCAACCGGCGTTCACCTTTTATTATGTCGCTTCAGGTGAGGAGGGGCAGGTTGTAGGTAATTTCCATGTTAGCTACAAAATTCAGTTTGCATACCCGAAGGTTTTTACGTAAAACCCCCGCCACCGCCAGTTCGGATATATAAAGAGCGGTGGGAGGGGGGAGTGAAGGATATTAGTGTTAGGTTGCAACCTGGGTTTAAAGTTAGCATGGATTGTGTGTATTATGGTAGCCACGTTAATGTGGGTGTCACGTCCATATCAGTAGAATCAAAAGACCACCCGGGTGATCGGAATGAAAATATAGTAGATTGGATCATGCCTGGTGGCCAGCCGCTTCCCGCTGGTAAAGTTAGTTTGATATTAGATTGTAAGTTGTATGACCCGTATCGGGAAAATTTAGTTTGGGTAGGGGATCCACACTTTTCCGTTGATTTTTCGGTGGAAAAGGGTGTTATTGTAAATAAGAAACATGAGGTTATATATATAGAGGCCCATGATAATAGGGCTAGAGGTATCCGTGTAGTTTTAAGTGTAGATTATGCATGTAGTTATTATTGTAGGCCAACTTTTTCATTATCATTTTCATCTAACGAGCAGAGTAGTTTCTCTGTCTTTTCATTGTTGACTTTTGGTGTTGGCATTTTTGCCACAAAGACTATGCCTGACATTGACTTGAGCGATTGTATCGCATTGGAAGACGATTGGGAACTATTGCCAGATCAGCCGGCTGAAACGTAAGTACCCCATACGGGGGGGCCTAGCCGGTGTTGG